ATTATCTGGAGGTTTAGATAGTTCATTAGTTGCAGCAATAGCTCAGAGACTAATAAAAGAAGAGAATATAAATAATACATTACATACATTTACAATTGGAATGGAAGATGGGAGTGATTTAGCATTTGGTCAAATGGTTGCCGATTATATTGGTTCTTCTCATACAGTTGTAAATATTTTAATGGAAGATGCATTGAAAGCGATAGAAGATGTGATATATGCGACAGAGACATATGATATTACGACTATTAGAGCATCAACATTTCAATATCTACTAGCAAAATACATAGCAGAGAGAACGGAATTTAAAGTGGTTCTGAATGGTGATGGATCTGATGAAGTGACAATGGGATATTTATATTATTATTTACATCCAACTGTTGAGTCTGCACAAGATGATTCATTAAGATTGATTACAAATATTAGTAAATTTGATGGTCTTAGAGTGGACAGAAATGTATCACATCATGGTCTTGAAGCAAGAGTACCATTTTTAGATAAAGAATTTGTGAATATGTATGTAAATATAGATGCAAGTCTAAAAGTACCAACTAAACAAAGATTAGAGAAATATTTGTTAAGAAAGGCATTTGAGGAAGTGTATAAAGAAAATCCAATCTTACCCAAAGAGGTACTATGGAGAAAAAAGGAGGCATTTAGTGATGGAGTATCAACAAAAGAGAAATCTTGGTACATAATGACACAAGAACATGGTAAAAGTAAAATATCTGAAGAGGTATTTGTAGCATTACAAAATACATATGCAGATCATATATCGCCAACAACATTTGAAGCAGCATATTATAGAAAAGTATTTGAGGAACATTTCAAAAATAGTTCAAAAAATATACCATATTATTGGTTGCCAAATTGGTCTAAATCAAAAGATCCATCCGCTAGAACATTAAATGTATATAATGAATAAACAATAGAAGATTTAATTTTATTTATTAATTTATAGAATATGAAATAAATTTAATAAAGAGCATATTTTTTTATTAAATTTGAAAAATGTTAAATATATAAAATGTATATAATATATATGGATAGAAAAACTAGATTAACAGCAATACAAAAACAATTATTAAATGATATTAATAAATCAAAAATATTAGATCCAATCGATATACCCGATGAACTACAAATATCATTGATTGATGTAAAAAAATTAAAAGAATATAATGATATTCATAAAAAAATTGTAATTATATTGACTAATAATAATATTGAACCACATGAAATATTTAATATGATAGAAACATATGACGGAAAACATCCAATTTATAACAAATTAAAAAATTTTTTAATATTAAGAAATATATGTATATTGAAAAAAATAAAGGGTACTGAAAAATGGAAAGCAAATGTAAACAAAATAATGGATATATTGAAGACCAAATATAAATGTCCTAAAAAAATAAATATGATTGATATACTAGAAAATTCGGTTATGGACTTATTAATTAAAGATGTTAAAATGTTTGATATATTACAATGCAGAATTGAATTAGATGGTTCAAACAATCTAAAATCATTAAACATGAATAATTTAGAAGATCAAAAATATATAGTATCTAAATTATTAGAAAATGGATGTATAAAAATATAGAATATAATTATTTAATATATATATAATTAGTTAAAAAATATAATATAAATAAAAATTAGTTAATATAGATAATAAGATGAATAGTTCTGAACGAAACCTAAAGTTATATCAACAAACAGTTTTAATGAATGAGAAAAGTGTTAAAATTAATGATAGATTGAAATTTATTAAATTTTTATTAGAAGAGACTGGTATTACACCAGTTCTTGATTTATCATCATTTACAGATGAAACAGAATATTATCAAGAACATGTGAGTAAAAAGACATATAATTTTTCGGAAGTAATAACGAAGATAGGTGGACGATTAAAATATATAAAAAGTGGAACAACAGGTCATACATTTCAGGGAATATTTAATCCAGACGATAAGAAGAAAAATGTATGTGTATTTTATGCTGTAAAGGTGGTTGCATTTCCGATAGACAAGGGTTATTCAGATATAGAGAACAAGACGAGACCAGAGAATGCAGAATTACAGATATTGAAAGTATTGAGTCAATTTGTGATAACAAATCAAACACCTCATATTGTTTTACCATTAGCAACATTTAATTCATATATAGAACCATTTATCACATTAAAACATAATAAATTTGTAAGTAATAAAAAATATGATGCATTTGTAGAGAAATATAATAAGAATGAATTACATAATACAGTATCAATATTGATAAGTGAATGGGCTAATGGTGGTGATTTATTAGAATATATGAGAGCAAATCTTCAAAATATGGATTTGAAAGAATGGCGTGTTCTTTTGTTCCAGATATTATCAGTCTTAGCAGTGATACAAAAAAAATATCCAAGTTTTAGACATAATGATATGAAGGCAAATAATATTTTAATGCAGAAAATAGATGATGGAGAAGTTGGTAATTTTTTTCAGTATGATATTGATGATACAAAATTTTTCATACCAAATATTGGATATCAAATAAAGTTATGGGATTTTGATTTTGCGTGTATAAATGGAATAGTAGAGAATTCTAAAGTGAATTCAAAATGGACCAATCAGATGAATATATCAAATAGACAAAATAGATATTATGATATTTGTTATTTTATGATAAGCTTACAAAACCCCGGATTTATTCAACAATTTAGAGAATGTACAAGTGTCCCTAAACAAGTGTACGAATTTTTTGATAGCATTGTTCCACCTGAATTATGCAATTCTTCTTTAGTTAATGAAAGAGGCAGACTATTGTGTGACATTGAATATACAACACCTGCAGAAATTTTAACAACACATCAATTTTTTAATAAATTAAGACCAAAAGAAGATAGACTTCCAGAAGACAATTTTGTAGCATCCGGAAAAGAGATATTACAGACAGTATTAAAGGAGGTACAGTTAAAAAAAAAAGATAAAAAAAGCGGTTAGGAATAAAATAAAATATAATATTAATATTATATTTTATTATATAAGAATGCAATACAATGAAACCACAGTATCAGAAGAAAATAATGATCTACCTAAATCCTCTATTAAAAAATCAGTTAAATTTAATCCAATTGTTTCATTATATGAATATGAAGATCTGTCAGTATATAGAAATCAATCAGACGAAGAAGCTCAAGAAAATTATATTGAACTATTAATTAAAAAAAGTATTGATGATAGGTTGATAAATCTATTTAATATAAATAGCAAATTAATGGAAGAAATTAACATGTTAAAAGCAAATATAAATGAACTAAAAAAGAAGATGATAAAGATGGAATCAACACATGTAGTTCAAAGCCTGAATATAAATACATTAAAAACAGAACACAATAAAATAAAAATGAATGGTAATAAATTAATGAATCCATTTTAATTCATAGAAATAATAATAGACAAGACGGCAATAGCAATAATGACAAAAAAGACATTATTACAGTCATTAATATCTTTAGTATGTAAGAAGAGGTTCCATGGTTTAAGCTTAGTTTTTTGTATATCGTAATAGAAACTAGCTGGTTTAATGTATAGCAACATAGAGACCAATAAAAAATAAATAGTAAATGCTTTAATAATACAAGAATTCATATAATTTATATTAAGATAATATTTTCTGGATAACAGCCAAATCATTAATATAAATAATTGTATCATTAATATTTTGATTTGTTGGTGGTTTTACAGTAAATTTTATAATCAGTTGTAATGGCAATGTATTATTTGGTATTATATTTGAATTATTATCTTGATATTGTTTTACATCATATGGATTATCTGGTATTGGACTCATATTAATTTTATTACTATTGTAGATGGAATCAAAAGGATGTGAAACATTAATATCAATCAAAGAGTCAACAATATAAATATTTTGTTCTTTGTTAAATATTACAAGATATTTACTTGTTTTTGTTGGTGTAACAGTTAGAGTATTATTGGAAGAGTTGATTGCTTTTATTATAGATGAAATAATTGGTTGAAAGACTGGTGTATTGATTATGACATTAGAATTGTTTAATTTAAAAACAGAGATATTGATTACATCATTTAGATTGTATCCATCATCTGTAATATTTTTTGAATTTAATTTAGTTTTAACATTTCTCATAATTTCTCTTAAAGATGCGAAGATAAGAGATTCACGAGTATTATTTTCATTGAATGTATTAAATACATTATTTTCATAAGGGATCATAATAATATTACCATCACGAACTTCTAATTTATAAGGATCGATATTTTGGGCATAATTAGTTTGGAATATATAATTTTGAGCGTTTAAACCAGTAATAGTTGGACCTAAAATATTAATACGATTAACTTCATTAGATCCACCGAATGAACCACCGCCTCCAAGATTGGAAACACCAATAGCACCGGCATAGTGTTCAAGATTATTATGTTTTTTATAATAATATAAGATACAGAAGAGAATAACAGAAAAGATTAATAGAATAGTATAATTCATGTGTTTATTATAATATATGATTATATATATTTATTTATTAGATTAAAAAAAATAAAAACTTGTAATGTATAATAAGAATCGACTAAAGGATTGTGAGGTTTAAAATCACTTTTCATATATTTTTTTAAAATTTGTAATATTAATGCCTCATCATATTTATCATTTTTTATAATGGAATTTTTTGATAAACAGACATATGATTCATATAATTTAGCAGAATAACACATTTCATGAATTTTATTATTATAGTCAGCAATATCTATAATATTATCATTTGATACTAGATTATGACATTTATTTAGAAACAGATTATGATTAATAACAGCAATAATATCGGCAGGTCCTTTGACAATATTCAAACAATTAACATCGCTAATAATTAAATTTATATTATGTATAACTGATTTATGATTATGAATTTTTACTAAAATATTTTGTATATATTTATCGTTGAGATAGATGTTAGATATATCTTTAAAATTATTTGAATATTTATTAAATTTTTTGATACTATTGTTATAAATAATTGTTTTAAGATTATCAATAATTTTTGATATTAATTTCGTGATTGATGTATCATATTGTATAGATTGGAAATCATCAATATTTTCAATTAATGACAATAAAATTTGAATTTGTTTATTAAAAACGGAGAGTGTATTTCTATTAGATCTGAGAACTTTATTGGAAGTAAATTTAATAATTTCATTGGAGAAATAGTTAGAATTTTTATTTTTCAAGAAATTGGACCATATATTTTGAAACTTTAGATGTGGAAATATTTTATTTTCAATGTTCATAATTTTTTGTAGAGATGATTTTTGAACTGACATATATTCATGATAAGATGGCATATATTCTTTAAAATTTTTTCCTAATTGTAGATTAAGAAAACCACAATGGAAAAGTGCACTTAAATAAAATATATTATTGATATGAAAGATTAAAATCATACCTATTTCGGATATACAACGGATCATTTTATGACCTGCGACGGTTTCAAAATTAGTTTTTTTACATTTATATTTGGATGGACTTTTAAAGACTTGAAATTCGCAATCCCATATCAGTAAGAATTCTTTATGAGAGATGAGTTGTATAATTTTGTTAGGGAAGTTAATTTTTTTGAGTGTTAAATATTTGGATGGAACAAGATTGATAAAATTAATGATATATTGTTTATTCAATAAGAATGTATCAGATAATGAATTAATCTTGGTGAGCCATTGTTCTACATTCATATTTAGTTATATATTAAAAGTATAAAATAATAAAAAAAAATAATAAAATAATAGAAAATAAATAATAAATAATCTAATCGGACAAATTTATTTAAATTTATTTCTTAGATTATATTATTAAATGAGTGAGAATATTAATGATCCTTATTTATTAGCCAATAATAATTTTTATAATAACATTCAACTTAGTTCATTTTTATTAACATCAGATCATCCGGAGCAGTATTATGAACAGATGGTTGAAGCAATGAATAATGGTTATAATGATTTAGAAAAAAAGAATATAGATGCTGGATCAATAATTCAAGAGACATTTTTTTCGGCAAGGAACATAGATATAATTCAGCAATGGTTAGTCAAAGATGTTAGACGAAGGACGAATACAATTATACCGTATCAAAAAATAGAACATATTTTAATGATAATGAATTTAATATATAATACATATGCCCAAAATTTACCATTTGGTCTCAAAGAACAGATCAAAGAGTTGGACTCAAAAGTTGTTGGTATGACTGTACCTACTATTGTTGAAGAACTTCGATCTCGTGTTAATTATTTAGACACTATCCAAAATGCAAATTATATTGATAATCCAGTTAATACAGTTAGTAGAAGAGCATTACCATCTACTTTTTCATCTATATAATATAATTAAATATTTATAATTGTAAATATTTAGATATAATTAAATATTGAAGTTATTAATTTATTGGTTGAGTTCGAGTTCTCTTCGTTCCTTCTTGTCTAATTCACTGTAGATGTAGATAGTTCCTTGTTTAGAGGCTTTATCAGTGAATGAATTTTCAGGTTTGGTAGTATTTTCGTAATCTAATTTAGTGATGGGGCTTTGGGTGAGTAATCTATCAGAGCCATCTTCAAATACTTTAATGGCAGCTCCTTGAGGATCATACATCATGTATTCAGAACCAAGTTGGCTATGGTCATCGTGATTAACGAGTAAAGCAGCGGTGCCGACGATTAATTCGGGCATAAGTGGGTTAGTTTTGAGCATAACGACGGAGCGGAGAGTGTGTCGTTGATTTGGAGTAGGTTCGTTGTTTCCAAGATTTACAGAAAAACCGACATCTATGTATGGTTCAGCATAGACTGGGCGTCTGTTAATCTTTTCATATGCAGAAATAGTGGGTAGCAAATCGTTCCAGCTTCCGGGGACAACCATTCTTTGGAATTTTGGAACTTGAGTTCTACGAGTCACATGGAAGATGATAACACCACGAGTGTAGATGATTTCTTGGACCTTAGGAACCAAAGTGTTATTTTCAAGATGGTATTGAGGTTCTCGTAAGCTTTGTTCGAGAGATACTTGATTTTGGTCGTATTGAGTCATAACTGGAAGACGAACAGTAATCATTGGAATGGCTGTCACACGGTTCATAACAACTGGAAAGTTGGCACTGTTAGCAGTTACAACACCAAAGAGAGGAACAGTGCTAACTACAATAGGTCTAAAAGAAAATGCTTGAAGTAATCGTCTAAGAATGGTAGCTTCATCACCGAGGTAGATAACATCAGGAGCATCGGAAGTGCTAATCTTGCAATTATCAACAGCAGTCAAGAATTGAGAACTGATGCAATCATAATATCGTCCATTACGAAGAGCAGAGACGGATTGCCAGAGAGTTTCTTGAAGCTGGACACGATTGCGGAGATCTTTGAAGGGGCTTTCAAGATCACACACAACATCGTTAGGGTCAGAGATCATAGCGAACAGAAGCAAGTAATCAGGGTGAGTGAGAACTTGAGTTTTTTCATATCGGCATCTAACAATGTATGCAATGTTAGCAAGTAAGAAAGTTTCTTCAAAAAGACCAATCTTAGGAATGAAGAAAGCAGCTAAAATTGGATTGACGAAGCATGATGGGTTGTGTTTTTGAGAGTCATAATCACCAAAGATTGCTTCAGGAGCGAAAGATCGATACATCATAGATTGGAGGACGATGCTTGCATGTAATGGTTTAGAAGCAGTATGTTGTTTAATAATTTCATTGAGAAAAGGATAATCAGCTTGTTCCACATTGATACCTTCAAAGTTATCAACATCAACATTACCTAAGGCACGAGACAAATTGGAATTAACTGCTTGGTATCCTGGGACAGGGGTACCACTGTTATCTTTACCAGCAAGAGTGGAATATAGAATTTTCTTGAAAAATTCAAATTCAGCATCAGCTAATCCGAGCTTTTCCTTGTATCTTAAAGCTCGTTTTAACATAGTGTGGAGAGGAGTATTTTGACCTGAGTGTTTTATAATTGCTTTGGCAAATTTGTTTGCACGAGCACGAATGGTATTAACTCTTTCACTTAATCCTTCAACAATCATGTCAACAAGATTGCTATCAGAATGTTTTTGTCTTAATTTGTTTAATAGACTTGGTGATACACTGGTAACACCATCAGCAATAAGTTTTTGAACGTCTTTCATGGCATCTGCATGACCAGATTCACTGTGCATCTTCCGAGAATTACTTTGCATTGACATTTATATTATATATATATATAATATAAATTTTTTTTTGTCATAAACTGAAAATAATAAAAAAATAATAAATCTATATATATTATTAAATTTTAATATCGGATTATTTAATACTAATATATTTTTTAAATTATATGATTAATATGATTGATTTTATTGTATATCTATAATACTATTATTTTTTCTATATTATTATCTACTAAATATACAATTTATCGTTTTTATATGTTTTTATAAACTTTTTATCCATTTTAATTGAAAAAATTGATTTTTATATTCATATATGTTATTTAGATACTTATTTATATATCTCTATATCTATACTTATATTATGAACTTACAAACTATTTGGACTGATAAATATCAACCTACTTCATCTAATGATCTTATTATCAATCTGGATAAAGTTAAACATATCAAGAAATGGTTAGAAAATTTTAAAAATAATAATGAACCCGGAACAATTATTGTGTCCGGTAATCATGGTATCGGCAAAAATGTTACACTTAATATTATTTTGAAAGAACTAAATTATACTGTTAATACTCTATCATCTAATAACACCAAAAATAAAAAAACTATCGCCGAAATACTTAATAGTTGCCATCAAAAACATAATATATTACATTATTTCACTAATGATAATAATGCTAATGTTAAATATGCTCTTATTATCGATGATACTGAAACTATAACTTTAACAAGTGAAAAAGAAAGTCTATTGGAATTATGTAAAAATAATGATAAAAATAAAATAATGCCAATCATTTTTGTGTCTAATAATCAACACAGTAAATTGATTTCTGATATTAAAAAATCTTGTATTGAATATGAATTTATTAACCCAACTAATGTTGAACTTTTATGTATTTTTAATAAAATTATTCACAATGAAAATATGAATATTAATAATGTTAAAGTTATTAATACTATTATTAAATACGCTCAATCTGATATTCGTAATCTTATTTTCATTTTACACGACCTATTCCTTACCTTCGGAACTTCCGAAATTGATGTTCTTAAATTACAACAATTCTTATCCTATTCTAAAAAAAAAGATATCGATATCGGACTATATGAAGCAAGTAGAGAAGTTTTAGACTCTTACAAATCTATTAACTCTTGTATGGAACTATATGAAACTGAAAAAGTTCTTCTACCATTAATGATCTATGAAAATTATTATAAAACTATGTTCGCACGACTACCTTCCACCAGTAATAAAAATACACTCTTGAAACAAATTGATATCAGTCGTAGAGTTTGTGACTCTATATCTAAAGGCGATGTTATTGAAACTAATATTTATACAGATCAAAATTGGAATAATCAAAATATTCATGGATTTTATACTATCTGTGACAGCTCTTATATTATTAATAATACTGTCAATAATGAACTTCAAAAAAATAATTTATCCATTCACAAAAATATTAATTATAAAATGGATTTTAGTGCTGACCTTAATAAAACTAGTCTCAAAAATATTAATCGTAAAAATATTACTAATCTTCAACCTATCATCCCTGACAAAAATTTAGATGACCTACTCTATATCAATAAATTAATATATTTTCTTATTGAAAAAAATATGATTAAAGATGCTTACAAATTATGTAAAGAATATAATATTGATATTAAACATCTTGAAATTATTATTAAGATTGACAAAACTAATAATAAATTAATTATGACACCAAAAAATAAAAAATTATTCTGTTGAAATAATTAAATAATAAAATAATTAAATAATAAAATGTCCATTTAATTATTTTTATTTTTTGTTTTTATTTTATATTATAAAATAAAATATTTATTTAATTAGACTTTATTATCATCTTTCTTACCAACTAATGAAGCCCATTTATTTACTGGAGCTACTGTTGGCGCTTTAACTTGAACTTCCAATGATGGAAATGCTTCAACACTATTAATGTCAACTGCTCTCTGATACTTTTTACTATTATACATCTCAAATTCTGATGCTGTATTATTATTATTCCTAAATTTTATATGAGAATTTCTTTCTATTCTTTCTTCTCTCTCCTCATTTTGACGCTCACTTATTTTATCAAATACTCCCATATTTCGTCTTGGTCTTAAATTTGAACTCTGTAATTTACTAAATCTATGTGACTCATCTACATTGTCAGATGTTTTCACTTCTCTTTTCAATCTATCATTCGGATCTGTCTTTAATATTGAAAATCTTGATGGCTTTTCAACATTTGTTGCTTCACCTTCTTCTAATACTTCAAACATATTTTTCGGTTTAGGTTGATATTGTGATTTATCTTCTTTAAACTTATTCATTTTATCTTGATTAAAATAGGTTTTTACTTTCTCCTTTTTCTCTTTCATTGACTTCGCTTGTTCTAAGATTATGTCAAAACGACCAGTTTTAGATTCAATCAGTTTGCTTTGTTCCATATATATAATATCCTGTTTATATATATAATCTATAAACTATTTTAATTTCAATTTTTTTATATATTTTATATATACACTATTATTATGGATTTCTATATGGATAGACGAAATAAATTATCTGATGTTTTTAAATGTAATATAGCAACAAATAGTATTAATAGTCTTTTGAAAAAAAAATATTATTTGTCATTAGATGGTGGATATGATGGTTCTAGAAAGAGATATAAAGTTAATTTAAAAGGAAGTACAATAATGAAATATACAAAAAGATATATAAAATTTAGTCAAAATCAATTACAAATATTAGATGCTCTATTAAATGATGGTGGATATAAAAAATATATTGATTCACATAAAAATTTAAGATTTTCGGAACATTCTGGTTTATTTGATTTTGATAAAACAAGATTAGATCGTATAGTTATTAGCGGAAAAACAAATAGAGAAGATGATGATGATACTGAAATTTTACTCCCACAAAATATGAAAGAAGCATTAGACTATGAATATATATTTCATACACATCCACCGACACCATATCCAGGTGCTAGGGCTAATGTTGGTATTTTATATGAATTCCCCTCTATCTCTGATCTTTATCATTTCTCGTATCATTATAATGATGGTGAAGTTCAAGGTTCAATGATTATTGCTCCTGAAGGGATTTATATAATAAGAATGAAAACAGATGTAAAAAAAATAAAATATCCTTCTGAGAAAATATCTGAAAAATTAGAAGAGTTAAATTTAAAAATTCAAAAAATGGCAATAGACAAATATGGTAGAGATTTTAATGGAGATGAAGGACAATCAAAATTTTATAATGAGATAGCACAAGATAAGAAATATATTAAATTATTTAATAGAATTGTAAGAAAATATTTTGATCCCAACATGGAAATTTATTATAAACCAAGAAAATACGATACTAAAACAAAAAAATGGGTTATTAAAAATTTATATGTTAAAATTCAACCTGTCGAAATAAAATTTAATTAGCTATATTATGTTTCGAAATGCTATCCATAAAATTTTTTTTAATAATAGATATTTGTTTTTAAGATTTAAAATAAAAAATCGTCGTAGAAAAAGATATAATTAATTTATTGTCTCTATAAATTAATTATCTCTAATTTATTTATATGAAATTTATATTTAACTTTAATAATTTACTTGTCTTACTCTTTATTATTAGTATATTTATGATTGTAATACAATGGGCCCGTAGTTCTTATACTTGTAAAGGACCTAAAATAATGTATAAATATATTCCTAGAGATTTTGATACAGACGAAAATTATCCAGATGGTATATCAACAACATTTAAATCTCTTTTCAGAGATCCAACTCCGTATATTGTTAATTTAGGTAATAATAATAAAAGAAATATTAATGTATAAAATTCTTAAAATTTATATTTAAGTCTTCTCTCTAGTCTGATGTGAAGATAATTAACACCATGACCATGTGTTGATATATAAATTGAACCATATTTTTGTATCAATAAATCTGCCATCATTCTAACTGAGGTCCATAATCTCACCCATGCCTCTCCACCACATCTCAGAACAAAATCTGTTAGATTTTTATATGCTATTCTAGGAATAATTAATAATGTTTTATTATCTAAAGATTTAAAAATAGATGTATAACCAAGACCACTATCTATATATTTTTTATAAGTTATTTGGTCTATTGGTTCAGTAGTAGTAATTATTCTATGTTTTAACTTAAATTGAACATAGGAGGTGTCTGTAATTTTTTCTGATATAAAATAGATCCAAACGGATGATTTATCAGAATTTGCATATTTTTTAATATATTTTAATAATATTTTTCTAAGATTAAAAATTGATTTGGTTGATTGCAAATTAACATTCATAAAATAGTATAATATTGTATTATATTATATTATTTTTTTATTAAAAAAATAGTTATTTATACTAATTTAACAGTAATATTAGCTCTTCTTTTGGAACAAAAAGTATTTAAATCCAATACTGGTTCTTTTTTATCATAATCTTGATCATAATGTTTTCTATTCCATTCAATATATTTAGGAATGCCGACCATAAATTGAGGTGTTTTTTGTGCTTTATACCAAAATACTTTTTTTGTTATATCTGTGCTTCTTATACGATTATTTATGACCATACATCCATAATTTGCTGTAACTTGATTAAAGACCTGATCGAATATGTCAAATTTAGGAAACGAGCCTGCATAATGTTCATAAAGTCTTTTTCTGTTGCTATATTGGTCTTCTCCTAGTAAGAAGATGAAATCAAAGTTTGCCCTCAATTCTGGTTGAATGCCTAATGAGTATTGCATGGTCAAACAAAAGGTAAGTTGATAATGGCGCCCTTCATTAAAAATTGAGAGGATATTTGGATCTTTAAGCCATAAATGTTTAGAACTCATGCAGTCATCCATTATAAGAAATGATCTAGGATCTAATTTTTTTTTACCAATTTTTACACGGTCTTCATTCTGAGCTAACATAGCTTTTTGTCTTTTCAACACTCTAGGAATTATTGATTCTTCATAATCATGGTGAGTGAAAGACGGTGGAATAAATTCGTTATAAAATTTTGTCATTTTGTCAGTTGGAGCAATAACTGT